ATCATCACTTCTGATTTTAGTGCTTTATCCGACAGAAAAATAACAGAAGAAACTGCAAGAAAGTTTAATGTGATGACAACACACGCATTAGATGGAACCGTAAGCAAACATCACTATGCTTATTACAACGATGAAGGAAATAAGGTAGCTACTAAAACAAGAGACACTAAAAACAAGAAATTTTCTTGGGAAGGAAACACAACAGAAACCGTACTTTTTGGTCAACAATTATTTAAAGACGGAAAGTATCTTACTATTACTGAAGGCGAATGTGACGCTATGGCCGTATATCAATTATACGGTGGATTTCCAGTTGTTTCTATCAAAAATGGTGCAGGTAACGCAGAAAAAGACATAAGAAATAACTTAGAATTTGTAGAAGGTTTCGACAATGTTGTTATTTGTTTTGACAACGACAAGGCAGGTAGAGAGGCATCTCAAAAAGTAGCAAGACTTTTGAAACCAGGAAAAGCAAAAATCATGTCTTTGCCAAAAGGTTTCAAAGATGCTAACGATATGTTAATTAAGAACGAACATAAAAAATTCGTTAATTGTTTTTGGAACGCTAAGAAATACACACCTGCTGGTGTTATAAATGTTTTTGAAAAGAGAGAAGACTTTCATAAAAGAGAAAAGATAGATACTGTTCCTTTTGCTTGGCAAGGATTAAACAAAAAAATATATGGTCTTCAACAAAAAACCCTTTTAACATTAACCTCTGGCAGTGGTTTAGGAAAAAGCAGTGTCACTAGAGAATTAACGCATCATTTAATTAAACAGACTGAAGATAATGTAGGAATCATTGCCTTAGAGGAAGACTGGCGAAGAACTGTCGATGGTGTTCTATCCATTGAGGCCGACACAAGACTATATATAGACCACATAAGAGAAAACATCTCTAAAGAAGAAATAGATTCTTATTTTGACATCCTAAAAGATGATAAAGGGAATAGTAGATTGTGGATTCATTCTCATTTTGGAACAAACGACATCGAAGAAATCTTTTCAAAGCTTAGATTTATGATTATAGGTTGTAATTGTAAGTGGGTTATTGTAGATCATCTTCATATGTTAGTGTGTTCGACAACAGAAGGCGATGAAAGAAGAACGATTGACGCTATCATGACTAGACTCAGGAGTATTGTCGAAGAAACTGGTGCAGGTCTTATCCTGGTATCGCATCTAAGAAGAGTAGATGGAAACAAAGGACATGAAAACGGCATACAAGTCAACCTAAGTCATTTAAGAGGTAGTCAATCCATAGCACAGCTTAGTGATACCGTAATAGCTTTAGAAAGAAACCAACAAGCAGATGATCCAGAAGAAGCTAACACTACAGTATTGCGAGTTTTAAAATCTAGATACACAGGAGATGTTGGTTACGCTACTAGCCTTACTTATGACAGGAATACTGGAAGATTACACGAACTACAAAGAGAAGCTTTTGAAAAAGAAAGCGGAGACTTACAATGGAATTAGTCTTTGATATAGAAACAGATGATTTAAAAGCCACCAAAGTGTGGTGTATTGTCGCTCAAGATTCTGGCTCTGGTCAGATTTATAAATTTGCTCCTCCTCAACTGGAGTCAGGTCTTGAGTTACTTCAAAAAGCAGACACATTAGTAGGCCACAACATAATAGGTTTTGATATTCCAGTAATACATAAATTATTAGGTGTTGATCTATCTCACAAAACACTTATTGACACTCTGGTTTTATCTAGGTTATTTAATCCTAGTAGAGAAGGAGGCCATAGTCTAGGGATGTGGGGATACCGCTTAAAATACCACAAAATAGACTTTACAGAATACGAAGAATACTCCAAAGAAATGTTAGAGTATTGTGTTCGTGATGTTCAATTAAATACTTTAGTACATGAAAAATTAAAAGAAGAATCCAAAGGCTTTTCAAAAGAAAGTGTAAAGATTGAACAAGAAGTTTCAAAAATTTTAAAACAACAAGAAGAAAATGGTTTTTTATTCAACACTTATCAAGCAACGATGTTATCTGCTGACCTACGAGAGAAAATGCAAAATGCAGAAGATGAGGTTCATAAAGTTTTCAAACCCAAACTTGTCAATGTGCGTGAAGTTAATCCGTACATAAAGAAAGATGGAACATTATCCAAAAGAGGATTAACAGATGAAGAATACGATAAAGTCCTTACTGAAATAGTTTTAAGAGAACCTGAACAAGACGAGAACGGAGAGTGGGTTACATCTAAACCAGAACCGTTTATGAGAAAGAAATTACAAGATTTTAACTTAGGCTCAAGGAAACAAATAGGAGAATATTTACAAGACTTTGGATGGAAACCACAGGATTTTACACCTACTGGTCAACCTATTGTTGACGAAAGAAGATTAAGCAAGATAAAAAATATACCTGAAGTAAAACTGATCGCTGATTATTTATTACTTCAAAAAAGAATAGCTCTTATTGATTCCTGGATAGAGGCCGTTGAAGACGATGATCGAATACATGGCTTTGTCATATGCACTGGAGCAATAACTGGCAGGATGTCAGCTAGGAGTCCAAACACACAACAAATACCTAGTTTAAAAAGTCCTTACGGAAAAGAATGTAGGTCTTGTTGGATTGTTCCTGAAGGTTATAAATTAGTAGGCGTTGATGCTTCAGGATTAGAATTAAGAATGCTTGCACATTATATGAAAGACGAGGAATTTACAAATGAAATTATCAACGGAGACATCCACCAACGTAATCAACAAACTGCAGGACTTAAATCAAGAGATCAGAGCAAAACTTTCATCTATGCACTCTTGTACGGAGCAGGAAATAAAAAAATTGGACAAGTGGTTGGAGGAAACGCAAAAGATGGAGCAAGACTTAAAGAACATTTCTTTGCTAATAACCCTGCATTTAGAAGACTTCGAGAGAGAGTATCAAAAGCATCGACAAAGGGTTATCTCAAAGGATTAGACGGAAGGAAGATTTACATACGACATCCTCATGCATCTTTAAATAGTTTGCTACAAGGTGCAGGTGCTGTTGTAATGAAAAAGGCTCTTATGTTGTTGAACGATAAGGCAACAAAAGAAAAGTTAGATTTTAAATTTGTCGCTAATGTTCACGATGAATGGCAAGTAGAAGTCGTTGAAAAAGATGTAGAGAATTTTGGATCTCTTGCAGTCCAAGCTATTAAAGATGCAGGAGAATATTTTAACATGGAGTGTCCTTTGGATGCCGAATATAAAGCAGGAGATAATTGGAGTGAAACACATTAAAGAAACCGTTGAAAGCGTTGAAAAACTTTTAAATAAGTTAAAAATAGACTATAAAAGACACGACAACATAGTAAAATTAACTACTAAAATTATACCTAGAGTTGATGGTACAGGTCATCTAAGAAGATATTCTTATGATTATTATATAGGAACAGGACAATGGAGAAGTATATATTCTGACGGAACTTATAACGAAACTTATTATAAATCAAATGGTATAGAAGACTTTTTAACAAGGTTTTTTAAGGAGGATATAAAACACGATGATATGAAACACATTAAACATTGTAAGAAATGTAATACAGATAAACCTTTATCAGAATATCAAAAGTATATAAAAAATGGAATAAATATAGGACAGTCTTATTGTAGAGATTGTAGAAATAGTAGTAATACTTGGTCTGCTAAAACTAACCCCACAGCTAACCCACAAAGAATGTATGTTAACGGTAAGTATGTATCTACGTCTCATCCTTTACACAAACCAGGAAGGTTCAAAACTTTTGAAGGCGCGGCTTTCTCAGCTTTAAAAGGATATGAAAAAACTCCAGAAGGTTATGTTTATATAATAGCTAATCCTTCTTTTGATGGTTGGCTCAAGGTTGGAATGGCAATTGATGCAGAAGACAGATGTAATGGTTATCAAACAAGCAGTCCACATAGGGATTATAAACTTTTATATGCAAGAAAATTTAACGACAGAAGAACAGCAGAAACAAAAACTATATATAAACTTAAAAAGGTTGTGAAAGAACACAACGGAGAATGGTTTAAGACAGATAGAAACACTGCTCAAGAAATTATCGAAGGATTATCAATAACATTATGAAAAAGAAACTAGATACATTAGTACAAGATATATACGATACTGTCGCAGTTTTAAATGATGGAGAGTCTTTAAACATACCTGAAGAAGATATTCAAGAGTTTGGTACTGCTATGATGGATGCATTAAGGTCTTGGTCTACACCTAGAGATAGGTCTGATCAACACACATTGCGCATGAGTAATGTAGGAAGGCCGTTAAGACAGCTTTGGTACGATATAAGATCAGACGATGAGGTTCCTCCTATTTCTTCTCCTAACTTCATAAAGTTTTTCTTTGGTCATATGGCCGAACCTTTCCTGTTTCTTTTAATTAAATTAGCAGGACATACTATCATAGACGAACAAAAAGAAGTTAAAGTTTCTGGTGTTACTGGACACATGGATTGTATTATTGACGGAGAAGTTGTTGATATAAAAACAGCTTCTAGTTTTGCTTTTAGAAAGTTTAAAAACGGAACGCTACGAGAAGACGATCCTTTTGGTTATCTAGCTCAACTCGCAGGTTATGAAGAAAGTGAAGGAACAACAAAGGGAGGTTTCCTGGCAATCAATAAAGAAAACGGAGAGCTTGCTATGTATTGTCCTGAAGATTTAGATAAGCCAAATATAAAAAGTAAGATCAGAGGTATTAAAAAAGCATTGAAACTTGACAGTCCTCCAGATCGGTGTTATACTAGTATAGCAGACGGTAAAAGCGGTAACATGAAACTTCCTACTGGATGTGTTTATTGCCGACATAAGAACACTTGTCATCAAGACGCTAACGAAGGCAACGGCCTAAGAGTTTTCAAATACTCAAACAAGTTAGTATATTTCACAAAGGTTGCAAAAGAACCTAGGGTTCAAGAGATAACTTATACTCAAAAGAAAAACTAATGTCCGAATATTTTGAAAGTATAGAAGAATTAGACATCAATAAAATACAACTAGACGAACTACTTGTAGCTTTAGGTAGCTGTTTGTTTTCAGGAGTAAATATAGAAGAGCTTGACGAGATACTATTAATAAGATTAGAAGAGTTAATTAAAGCAGAACTAATCATAAGAGAAAACGATATAAGACCTCCTAAAGAAGGAGAGGATACTGTACACTGACATGAAAAGAAAACCTAGAAAAAAAAGACCAATTGAAAAAGGACTACCAAAAGGATATGACTCAAAATGGGAGTACGACCTACACCAGGAAGAACTAAAAAATTGGGAACACCACAAAGGAATCATAGAGTATTCAATTCCACATAAATATCATCCTGATTTTATTCGAGTCATTAACGATAAGATAATATACTTAGAAGCTAAAGGAAGGTTCTGGGATTATGCTGAATACAATAAATACAAATGGATTAAAGAGATACTACCAGATGATTGTGAGTTAGTCTTTTTATTCTCTAATCCTTCTGCGCCTATGCCTAATGCAAAGATGAGAAGAGACGGAACAAAGAGAAGTCATGGTGAGTGGGCCTCAAAGAATGGATTCAGATGGTACAGCACAGAGAGTTTACCTAAAGAATGGAGATAGACAATGGCTAAGATGATTTACTATAACGAAGAAGAAATGAAAGAGGTTTTAAATTTAAATGAAAAAGAAACAAAACCAACGGAGATGAAAAATATGAGCCTTAAACAATTTAACGATAAATTGAACGAAGACTATGTTAAAGATTATGTTAATAGTCCACCACACTATAACAAAGGTGATATAGAATGTATAGATGCTATCGAAGCTATGCTTACACACGAAGAATTTGTAGGCTACCTACGCGGCAACTCTTTGAAATATCGCTGGAGATTTAAATACAAGAACGGAATACAGGATTTGGAGAAAGCAGAATGGTACGAGAAAAAATTGATGGGAGTTTTAAAAGAAAATG